GCGCCGGATGCCCGATGACGGCTGATGGGGTAACGCAGAGCGACGACGACAACTCACCGGTCCCGTGCGAGTGCCCGTTCCTGTCGAGACGCGCCCGTCCCGTCTTCTTGGTCCAGCCGTGGAGCACCACCGATGACCCTTCCCCGCCGATCCTTCTTCGCCGCCCTCGCCGCCCTCGCCGCCCTCGTGGTGGCGCCCAAGGTTCTCAAGTCCCAGCCCCGCGTTGTGGCCCCCTACGTCCCTCTGGGAGACTTCGCGGGCTTGCGCGCGCTTGTGGATGATGGGACGTACCCCTCGACGCTCCACGGCCACTCTCGATCGTGGTATCCGGCCGCCCCCCGACCGTGACCGTCAAGGAATTGATCGTTGCCCTCCAGGCGCTTCCCCCGGAGGCCCAGGACATGACCATATTCCGAGAAGGCAACACCGGGTTTTTCAACGATGATTCTGAAATCCGGATTGACGTGGTCATGATCCTGAAACCGGGAGAGAAGTGCGACAGCCCGAACTCGGTCGTACTCTGGTGACCGCCCCCCCCACCCGCGCCATCCGCAAGAGCCCCTCCGAATCGCTCCGGGAGTTCTACGATCGGTGCCTGCGACAGTTCCCAAAGGAGGGGATGGCCGCGCTTCACAAGATGGCGTATAGGGAGGCGATGGACCTCTGGCATGCCGAAGCCCTCCGCGCGGACGAAGAGATCGAGGACCACGGCCCCGAATATCACATGCTTCTCGCCAGGCGCGCCAGGCTTCAAACGCAAGATGCCCGCGCGCGACAGACGCCGGAGCCGGCGCCCATCGTGAAATACGGGTGGGAGCGCGGGCGGGTTGCCTTCCCGCATGATGCTCCAACCAGGGCGGTCGGGAACCGGAGATCCATCTCGGGGAAGCTGAAGGACGGATTCTTGATCCTGAATGGCCTCGATGCCTGATCTATCGCCCCGCCACCAGAAGTTCGTGGAGCTCATGGCCAAGGGCGGAATCTCCCAGACCGAGGCCTACATCAAGGCCGGATTCAGCCCGAAGGCGGCGAACTCCCATGCATCACACTTCGCAGCCAAGAGCAGCATCCGCGCAGCAATCGAAGTTCGACGCGCCGAGCTACGGGCGGTAATTGATAGCAAGGTAGGTAGTTACGTCGCAAAGGTCGAGGCACAGTCCATCGCGGACATGGCCGAACTCGAATCGGGTCTTACGCTTGAGTGGCGAGGCGCAAAGTACCAAGCGGACATCGACGCGATGCAGGCGCGCCTCGAAATCAAGGTCTCGAAGGTCGCGGCGCTCGAGGTTGCGGTCCAGGACCCGGCCCTCGACCCGAAGGACAAGGCCTTCCTGATGGCCCGGCTTCTCGACGCCGAGGATCGGATCATGGACGACCTGGCCACGATCGCGAACCTCCGAATCAGCGGTCGCGCGGAGGCGAACAAGGCCGCGGTCACGCTTTTGAAGGTGAAGGGCGCATTCGACCCGAAGCGTCCACCGGCGGACGATCCTCAGGCGATCTTGAACGACCTCGCGCGCAACATCATCCGGTCCAGGTTCCGCCCGTCGCACCTTTCTGAGCGGCTCGAAGCTATCATCGCGGACGCAAAAGATGCAGCCTTCTCTCTTCGACAGGGAAACTCTGGAACTCCTGAATCGGATTCCAGAGGCGGAACGGGATCGGGAGATCGAGAGGCTGGCCGGCCTGATCTTTTCCGCCGCGCACTTGCCCCGGGAGCGGATTCAGGATCTTAGAGACCAGTTTGCCACGATGGCGTCGGCGGCGGGAGGGAAGAAAAGCTACCTCTCCCGATCCAGGCCCGACCCGACGACGTTCATGCGGGACGTGCTCGGCCTTCGGCCTTCGGCGAAGCAGCTTGAGTACGGTCTCGACATCGTCACCGACGACCAGGAGCGGATCCATCAGTCGGTCCTTCGGCACAAGCGAACCCTCGTCAAGTCGTGCAACGCCGGCGGGAAGACGTGGGATCTTGGCGCGATCGCGCTTTGGGCGCTCGAGCGCGGATTCAGGGTGCTCATCACGGCCTCGACGCTGGCCCAGGCCGACGCAGGGGTAGGCGCCGAGGTCAAGAGGTTCAGGGACAACGCCCTTCCAGGAACGGGGGGGGAGTGGAGCCCCAAGGAACTCCGCGGCGGGTATTCGGACCTCCACGAGCTCCGAACCTTCTCGGTGAGCATCGGCACCGAGGAGGAAATCGCGGGTAGCGCCGCCGGCCGCCACTACGAGCGCATGTGCCTCATCATCGACGAGGCAAACACGGTCAACGCCAAGCTCCTCGAACAGGTAGACCGAATCTGTGTGAGCCCGCACGACATCGTGCTCGCCGCCATGAACGCGACGCCGCCATCGTGCGCCATGCGCCGAATCTCCGAGGTCGGGGACCTCTGGAACATCGTCACCATCAGCGGGTACAACCACCCGAACGTGGTCTACAACGATCCCGACATCATCCCCGGCGCCATCACGCGCCAGATGATCGACGACCAGCTAAAGAAGGCGGGTGGGAACAGGAAGCACTTCTTCTTCGCGCCGCCGGTCCTGGGCGAGTACGCCGACTCTTCTAGCGACGGGCTCATCCAGGAAGTGTGGCTCAAGCGATCGAACGAGCGCTGGCTCCTGAATGCGCGCGTCTCGGACTATCGAGGCACCGCCCTGGGGCTCGACGTGGCCGGCACGGGAAACGACGCCTCGTCCATGTGGGGCGTCCGGGACCGACGGATCTTCCGGCCGATGCTGACCGAAGAGGCCTGCCGCCTGCTTCGCGCAAAGGACGAGAAGTTCGACGCCAAGCCCGGGGCGGCGTGGATGCGCGGTCGCGGGACTCAGGCCTCCGTGGACATGGTGAAGGGCGCGCTCCATTCCTGCCCGGACGTGCGCGCCGTGGCGATCGACGCTTCGGGCCTCGGGAACGGGCCCGTCGAGCAGCTACAGCGCGAGCAGAAGAAGCTGCCGACCTACACCCGCTTCGTGAACGACCCAAAGCGAATCCAGGTCATGCAGGTTCGGCACCCGGACATCGTGGGGTACACCTTCGGGGCGTCGCCAGAGGCCATCCCGTCGAAACACAAGTTCAAGAAGTTCAAGGATCAACTCCTGTGGACGTTCGCGGAGGCCCTTCGAAACGACCAGATCGACATCCCGCCGCGCGAATTCCTGTTCGCCGATGGCGCTTCGGACTGCGATCCGTGGGAGGAGCTCACCCGGCCCGTCTTCGGAGTCGATGGAGCGGGGCATCTCATCGTGGCCGACAAGGCGTCCGCCGAAGCCGCGGACGAGGACATGCGAAAGAGAGTGGCCGGCATGCCCTCGGCCTCTCCGAACGAGCTCCACGGAATGGCTCTGGCCTGGTGGCAGTATCTCAAGCTACCGCCGGGCCCAAGGCCGATTCAGGACACCCGCGAACTCCGGGCCGTCGAGATGGAGCGGCTAACGAAGAAGGCGGCGAAGGAACATCTTTCAAAGCCGACGCGGCGGCGCCGTGGCGCGCTTCCGTGGCACACGCGCTAAGGATGGGAAGGCCGGCGCGCCGATAGGACTCCGACGCGCCGGACGAACTAGCACTTCTTGCCCTTCTTCTTCACGGCACATCACCGCCTTTCGCTTGTTGCAACGGCACGAGGACCGACTCAATCCGCACATCGAGCACACGCTTTGGGACGCCATCAGTTCCCCTTCTTGGGATCGACGCAACCAGCAAACACGAGCCCCATCTCCGAATCCGCGGGCGGCATCGTCTCGAACTCGATCATGACCACGAAGGCGCCGTTCGACTCGAAGACCGCCATCTTGGCCGCGCACGTCTCAAAGATCATGCGGGCATGGCTTCCGGCCATCTCCACGGTGAAAGGTCCTACCATCTGCCCCATGATCGCTGCCGCGGAGGCAGAGACGACCTCTGGCCCGAGGCCAGCCATGAACGACATGCCGAGGCGGGCCTTCCCGTCTACGATCCGGGCCTGAATCTCAGCGTTCAAGAGGGAGACGCGCCTTCAGCCTTGGCCGCCGCATCCTTCTTCTCCTGCGCCGCTCTGGCCGTGGCGATGTAGGCGTCCACGCCCTGCTTCGTAATCTGCGCGACCAGGGCGGCCTTCGAGTAGTCGCCTTCTTTGAACCGCTTGAAGTCCTTCCGCGAAAGTTGCTTCCCGTCGATGATGAGACGGAGGAGACCGCGGCGCTGCATGTCGTTGAGCCGGATCGCCACAGGGGAATCGGGCGGCTGCACGCCGAATCGGAACTCGCCGCGGACGGGCTTCCACCCGTTCCGCGCCGTCATCCCGAAGATGGTTTGAACGATCCGGAGCTCCTCAAGATTCAGAAGTTCCGGGGCCTTGAAGGGGGTTCCGTCGGCCTGGAGGATCATTGGTTCGGAAATCGTACACCCGAAACAGCATGGACGGTTCCCGAAATCCGTGCGATGGTGCGCGAGCATGGACATCTTCGGCAAGGCCGCCAAGGCCCGAGTCAAGGCGCTGGAAGAAGCCCTCGAGGTCGAGCGCTCGCGCAACGCTGAGCTTCTTCGCCAGGTCATCGCGTTGAGCGATGCGAAGGCCTACCGCGTTTTGAACCCTTCGGAAGTTACACAGCGGATCCAAACGCTCCACCACGAGACGCCTCCCCTGATTCGGAAGCCAACCGACTCTCGATCGACCATAGCGGACACTGTCCGCAAGGCGCGCGCCGCCCTTCGGGAGTCCTAACCTGTGGCTGACAACCTGACATTCCCGCCCCTCGACAACGATCGAACCGACACGGCGGACCAGATCATCGCCTACCAGCAAGCGGCGTGCTCCAAGGACGACCCGGGCCGGATGGCGCGGTTCTTGGAGTACGAAGAGGCCCGCTTCACCATCGGATCGAAGCCTTGGATGGCGACGCCGATCGACGCAAAGCCGGGGAGCCCGTTCTTCGAGCCGATCGTGACGGATGATCCGGACGTCAAGCTCGCGAATCGCAACGAATGTGCCCCGATCCTCGACGGAGAAGCCGCGCGTCTCATCGGATCGACCTCCGAGCCATCGGTGACCCCGAACAAGTCCACCACGGTTGTCCACCGTGCCGCCAAGAAGGCGAAGATGGTCCTCGACGACATCCTCAACCAGGCCTCGTGGGTCACGCTTCTTGGACTGCACGCCAAGAACGTGGTCGACCACGGGACGGCCCACTTCCTGGCGGGGTTCGAGAACGATTTTGACGACCTCCGCACCGCTCCGGTAAAGGTTCACGCCTGCGAAAACCCCGAGTGCAAGTGGATGATGGTCCAAGAGGGTGGCGAGCCGCAGCCGGGGGGCGGGTTCCGCTTCGGGGGCGACATCGCGCGCGAGATGATCGAGGCCAGTGTCGGCGTGTCGATCTCTCAGCCAGAAGACGACGAGATGTTTTCGACCCTCCACGAGTGCCCCGACTGCAAGGGCGCGCTCGTCGACCGCTTCGCCATGGCCGAGGATGGAGACCAGGACGCCTTCGGGTACGCCCTGAGCACCGAAAAGCCCCTCCCCAAGGTCTTCGTCCAGGAATACGCCGACATCGACGTGTTCCCGATCGGCGGCGGCCGCGTCACCCATGGATTCCTGCCCGAGGTCACGATCGAGACTATCGCGCCGATCGACTGGCTGGCGCAGCGGTACGAAGCGGCGGACGAGATCCAGCCGTCGTCCCTCTCCGAGCTCGAAGAGACGGCCCGCTACCATCCGTCCGGTCTCGAAATGTGGGGCTATTCCGGCCGCGGGCTCACGAATGACCAGAAGCGATGGGCGGTCTACCGGATCACGATTCGGCAGCCCTTCAAGGTCTTCGGGGACGAGGAGAAGTCCGAGCCCCTAGGCCGGCTGATGATCTCGGCGAACAAGACGGTGCTCTACAACGGGCCGCTGATGTTCGAGTACAAGGACTCCGAGGGCAACCCGCAGAAGGTGGCCAGAATGCGCCTCTTCTCGTTCGCGAACGAGATGCAGAACAACAGCATGCACGGGATCAGCGTCTTTTCGCGCCTCCGGAGTCCGCAGCAGGCCCTCGACGCGATGTTCAGCCAGTTCCAATGGGACATGGCCGAGAACGGGAGCCCGACGCTCCTCCTCCCGAAGGGCGCAAACATCGAAGGCCAGGGCGACGGGTACGAGGTCGATGACAGCAACCCGCGGATTCCGAACCGAATCATCCGCTTTGACGCCGAGTCCGGGGAGCCGGTGGTCGCCGGTGGCAAGGTCACCCATCAGGACTGGGTGCCTTTTACGGACGGGATCGTGCAGCACATGCAGCGCACGACCGGCCAGAGCCAGCTTGACCAGGGGAAATCGGTCTCTGGCGCGCCGTCCGCGAGCGCCCAGATGTACATCGGGCAGCGCTTGGACGAGACCCGGAAGCCCAAGGGCCAGCGCTGGGCCGAGCATCTTTCGGCCCTGTTCAGCTACATGCTCGATTGCGTCGTCGCGGTCTACCGGGAAAAGCGCCAGTTCAAGGCCGTGAACGCCTTCGAAAACCGCACGGTCAAGGACTTCACGGGTGCCGACCTCATGGGGCAGACCAACGTGAAGGTCTCGACCAAGCCAGCCCACGACACTGAGGCCTTCCAGCGCCAGAACATCCTTGAGCTGATCCCGCTCAATCTCATCGACCTTTCGACGCCGCGTCAGCGCCTCCGCGTGGCCAAGAAGCTGGGCACGGTCGACGAGTTGGACCCCGAGCCGAACCAGCAGATTACGGACGCCCAGAACGAGTTCCTGGCCTTCACCCTTGACGATCCGCGCGTGATGCCGGTGGCAAAGAAGCGCACCGACAACCACACGCTGCACCGCCAAACGCACCTCGAGGACCTTCGAAGCCCGGCCGGAGACACCCTGACGCGCTTCTGGAACCTCCATGAGCTCGCGACGGATGGATGGTTCGACAAGTTCCAGGCGATCATGGAGGCCGAGAAGAGAATCAAGGCTGGCCCGGCCGCAGGCGCGGCTCCGAAGCCGATCATCATGCTCGACGAGGCGACGGGCGGCCCAGACATCCAGAACGCGGTTCACCAGAGCCGCGCCTACTCCGAAGACCAGACCATCCTCGGGCAGTTTGAAGGGATGCCGCAGAACGTTCAGGAGCGGATCACCTTCATCCAGGTCAAAATGCTGGAGCAGTACCCCGGATTCCAAGCGTTGACGGACCCTGCCGACGCGGATGATGCCATTGCCTTGACGGCATGGTTGGCACACTGCGACGCGCACGACTGGTACGAGCGCGAGTCCATGATGGCGGCGGAGCCGCCCCCGACAACAGGAGATCCGGCGTCGGCTGGACCTTCTTACGCGGCCGGATGGAATGGCCGAGGCGGCGTGGTCCAGCCCCAAGGAGCGCCAGTAGCGTGAGGAGAATCCTTCCCTGCCCGAAGTGCGGTACAGCCAAGCTGAAGGACGGAGACGGAAAGCTGACTCCCTACGAAATGGGCGTAGCTCCCTCGTCCTTCAGGACACCCGGTGCGATGTTCGACTACGTGTGCCAAGGGTGCGCGCGGCCGGCGCAACGTGAGGGGATGACCATTAAGAACGCAGGAAGCGGACGATGTTCGATCTCGAAGGCGTCGTTCTACGCGCTGCCCGATCTTGACGCAGTGGTTGGAGCGACAGGAATCGAACCCGCGTAGTCTCGGTCCCAAACCGAGTGCCTGACCGCTCGGCCACGCTCCAGAAAAGGTAGGTCGTTGCTCGAATTGATCCCGTCGGATCTTCGAGCGGATGCGCGTGTACTCACCGCGTTCCATGGAAACGACCTCTTCGGGAATCCTACCGTGGATCCGCGCCCGGGGCACAAGACATTCCCCGGGCGCGTTCCCACGAGCATTAGGTCCCGTGCGCCGTTGGCTACGGCGGGAGGTGTCGCGAACGCGACGGATGGATGCTACCTCCGGAAACGAGGATTTGAAGCCATTTTGATCCTCGAAAAGAGAAGGCCTGGCGGGCGTGCTCCTTTTCGGCGGGTACGAGTTCCCGATTCCGGTGATAAGACGCTCCCTGATGTCCGGATCCCCTCCGGATTCAAAGGAGAAACCCCATTGTCAGCAATAACCCCCCCGCAGGCCCCGACCGAGCCCGTCTTTGACGGACGCTCTTTCGTAGGCGGCGGCGCACCGGCGGGAGAGTCCCCCTCTCCTTCGGACGGGAATGATGACGGCGGCCAATCGGCCGACGAAGACGCACCTTCCGAAATCGTTGAAGGCGAAGGCGCAAACGAAGACGAGCCAGGAGTAGAAGGGGCGGCCGACGCTGGCCAATCCGCGACCTTCTGGGACCAGACCCCTGAAGACAAGCGGCCCGAGCGGTTCAACCGCGCTCTCGAGAGGCAGAACCAACTGCACCGCGAGAACGAGCAGTACAAGGCGAAGTTGGCCAAGTACGAAGCGGGCGAAGGTCCGAAACCAGCCGCGCCGAAGTCTGAGCCGGAGGCTGAAGCCCCCGCGACGAAGACCGAGACCGAGGTGGTCAGCGAAATCTTCATGACCGCGCTGCGCTCTGAAGACGTGTCGAAGCTCACCGAAAACCAACGCACGATTCGGCGCCTCGATCAGGAAGTGGTCGCACTGCACAAGGAATCGGTGATTCCGGCCAACGAGAAGTACAAGGCGGCTGCCGAATCACTCACCGAGGCCCAGAATGCGCTCAGCGAGGAGCAGGTTGCTCTGAACTGGATCCGCAAGAAGGCCCAGGGTCGCGAAGGGCTCTACGACACCGAGATTGCCGAAGCCGAAGCAGCGGTTGCTCGGCTCGAAAACGCTGTGACCAGGGCGGAAGCTCGCCACGTCAACGCGCGTCTCGATCTCAAGGACGCCATCGAGAAGCATTCCACCCGTCAGGAGGCCAACCGCACGAAAGCGCTGGCCCTGGCGAAGCAGGACGGCCGAAGACATCAAGAAGCAGCATCGGAAAAGGCGTATCAGAGCGAAGTTCAGGCGGAACAGGCGAAGATCAACAAGGCTTGGGACGACGATCTCAAGGCGGTCTTTGCCGAGATGAAGATCCCCGCGAGGCTCCACAAGACCGCTGCCCGGAATGCGTTCCTGGAAGTTCAGGAAGCGAACGCGCAGCGCGGAGACAAGAACCCGGTCACCGAGGCCGAGTTCCGAACCCTCATCAAGGCCTCTCTCAAGGACCTGACCGAGGTGGCAGGATCGGCATTCGGAAGTATCGAAGCCGACGAAGCCGCCACGCGCGCATCGGCCACGGCTCAGCCTGGCCCGAAGAAGCGAACCGCTACTGGCTCCGGTGCAAAACCCATGTCCAAGGATGAGGCCTTCGCGAACCTCGCGGCTGTCACAAGGGCAGCCCGCTCGCGAGTCTTCTAAACACAAGAGAGACAGGACGTTATGGAAAATTGGCTCACAGCAGCGGGCGCTCAGAAGCGCGTGTACGAGGCGGTTGAAGGCGCGATCAAGTCCGTGGAAAACCACGACCTCGTTCTCTACAACCTCGCCGACGATTTCAAGAACGTGAAGGCCCTCGGCGAAGCCGGCGGCGTCAGGTTCCTCATCGAGGTCTACACCGGCAAGTCCGGTGCGGGCGGCAACAACGGCGGCGTGGAGCAGAACGCCACCGTCGCGCGCGTCGATGTCCAGGGCGCCGTCGCCGCCGTGGAAAACTCGGAAATGACCGAGATGACCGACATGCTCGACAACACCGGCACCGGCGCCGGCGTCTGGGAGGATGAGGCCACCCGGCGCGTTCGGGAATGCACCGAGAACCTCGCGAAGCGCATGCAGCGGTACATGTGCGTCTCGCACGGCACCGGCCGCGTTGGCGTCGTCGATGCGTCCACCGTGGCCTCGACGACTTTCGTCGCTTCGGTGAACGCGGCCTATCCCTACGGGCTGGCCGGCATCGAGGCGAACGAGAAGGTCGACATCTATGACCTCGACTCGGGCGGAGCCGCGCAGTACAGCGGCGTGCTCATCAACTCGCTCAACTACGCTTCGGGGCTCGTCTCGACCGACACGACGATGACGCTCACCGCGGGCTGGTCCGTCTACCTCCAGGGCCGGTACGGCCTGGGGATCAACGGCCTCCGCAACCTGATCGACGACGGCACCTATGCCGCGACGATCCACGGCCTCACCCGTTCGACCTACCCCTCGGCGCTCAACAGCGTCGTGGAGAACGTCTACTCGGGCGGGAACCGCGTGGAGCTCACGCAGGACATGCTCGACAAGAACGTGAACCAGGTCCACTTCAACGGTGGCCGGATCGAGTTCTTCTACGGCAACTCCGGCGTGAACAACACGTTCAACCGTTCGAACGTGACGCTGCGGCAGTACAACGCCATCAGCGGCAAGGGCCCGTTCAAGCAGGAGCTTGGCCAGGCGACCCTCGGCTCCTACTCGCACAAGGGCCGCACCATCCCCTTCCATGAGACCGATGACAACTGCCTGCCCGGCATGCTGTACGGCTTCTCGAAGGGCCTCCTGCGGAAGTACGTCGCGTCCCCCATCAAGTTCATGATGAAGGACGGCGCGATGTGGTCCCGCGCGATCGGCGCGAACGGCCGCCCCGTCACCGGCTACCAGGCCGTTGCGAAGTGCCAGATGAACATCGGGATCCAGAAGCCGTCCTGGGCCATGCTCATCAACGGCCTGCGCGACCGCTTCACCGGCCGCGACGCCTAGTCCTCCCTGCCGTAGGCGCCCCGGGATTAACCCTCCCCGGGGCGCCTGTTTCCACAGAAAGAGGCCCGTTTGCTCGACTTTGATCCAGACCTCGACGCGAGGCCGAAGTGCATCCACATCGGCTACTCCTACGCGAGTTCCGACCTCCCCATCGACGAAACGATCGTTCGGAGGATCCGATTCGACATAGACCCTCTGTTCGTCCCCGTGGTCAAGAAGGAAGTCTTTCGCTACCCAACGGGCGGGACGCGCGAGTTCGTCCACTTCGGGATCGGCGTGGAGCACTCTCCGGGTCTCCCGATCATCGACCCCGAGGTCTACGGCGCCATGAAGCCCTTCTTCGGCTACCTGTCCGAGATCGGCCGGGCGTCGTTCGTCGCCGTCTGGGTCCAGGGACCGCCGTTCGCCCCGGAATCGAAGGACGGAACTCCGGGCGAAACCGTCCCCTTCGATGAGCGGATCTACGCTCACGCGAAGGAATGCGACGCCGAGATGCGCCGGCGCGCGGAGGCGGCCAAGAACATCACCGGGCAAGGAGACACGGATCGAAACACGATCCCGGGCGTGAACGATGAAATCCGCCAGCTTGCCTACCGCGCCATCACGACCACGCGCGAGGAGCGGGCGAAGTTCAAGACGAAGTCCAAGGATGAGGCCTTCGAACGGGTCCGGTACGTCCTGAAGGAGGACAAGGCCATCCACACCTCGTTCCTCGACCTCACCGACGACGACCGCGCCATGATGGGCGCCCTCTTCGAACAGGACCACGACCGCAAGAACGCGGTCCACTTCATCCCCGCTGCGCCGGCAAGTCCGGGCAGCATCATTGTCGTACCCCGCTAACGCACCAGAAAAGGAAGAGATGGAACCCGAATACTTGGCAGACCGCGACGATGCTTTCGAAAGCCCCTCGATGCTGGTCAAGAACGTGTCCGAGAGGGCATATGTCGACGTGTACAACTCCGTGGTCTACGCATTCAAGCCCGGAGAAACGAAGTCCATCGAAGAACAGAAGGGCCTGCCCGTCAACGAGTGGGGTCTTCCGAAGATCCCCCCGAACTACGATGCGCGCGACAAGGACGGGAAGCGCCTCCACAAGGAGGTCGCCCTCGTCACGCGCCAGGCCGGAGCTCTGGACGACATCTGGAAGGCCCTGAACGGAAAGCCCGGGAATCCCTTGGTGCGCCTCCGAAACGACGGTAAGGACGGGGCCCGCGAGAAGTGGAAGCTCGAGTCCTACTGCGTCCACGCACTCAAGACCGCGCGCTACATCGTGGACCAGTGGCTCAAGCGCTGCCGGGACAACATTACGAACGGGAATCCGGTCGAAGACAAGCCCGTCTACGTGTTCGACGCCGAGCAGGACATCCGCATGCTCTCGAGAAACACAACCGAGAAGCGGTACAAGGTCAAGCTCGACGGTTCGCGCTGGAACACGATGGAGGAGTGCGAACGGCACATCCGAAGTACGCCGTGGCTTTCGTCCAACTCGCACAACTGGCAGCAGCACGTCGAGGACATGAAGGGCGACGACATGCTCTCCCCAGCGGCGCCGATCGAATCCACCGCTCCCTCTGTGCCTGAGTTGGGCGCATCCAAGCCGAGTGCGGCCGTTGCCGGGGTCCTGAAGCTGGCCACGAACGCCGGCAAGACGCTCCCCGCCGAGCTCGTGTCCCGGCTCGACTCCGACCCTGACGCGATGATGGAAGCCATGGACTTCATCATGGCTGACGAGGACGGAGCCGAGGAGCCTCTGACCCGCCAGCCTGGCGAGTCGAACCGAGCCTTCAAGGCCCGCGTCGCCGCAGCGAACGAAGGGAAGCCGGCCGCGTAAGCCTCTCATGGCGACCTACCTCGATCTCGTGACGAAGCTGTGCGTCTTCACCTGGAAGATTCCGTATGCCCAGGCGACTGACGAGCAGGTAGCGCAAGCTCTTCGTCACGTCAACGATGCGGTTCGCCTGTTCTACAACTACGGTGACTTGTCGTTCAAGACTGCGATCAAGCGGGGTTTCGTCTACACGGTGGTGACGGATCCTAACGCCCCCGGTAAGGGGACCCCGCTTCCCGCGGACTTTCTGGGCTTTCACCAGACTGGGAAGGTGTTCATCGAAGGCCAAGAGACGAGAGGGCCGCTCGAGTACCTCCCGTACTCCAAGATCATTGATCGAACCGAGGGCGCGCGCTCCAATTCTCGCGGGATCCCGACCCATTACGGTCTCGGCGGCCCGTCCGATCCAGAGACGGCCTTGAATCAGCGAGAAATCCTTCTCTGGCCGCAACCGAACACGCCGACGATCACGCTCAAGCTCGTTTACCAGATCATCCCTCCGATCGACATCGACGACATCGGAAATGCCAACGTTGAAATTCCTCGGATTCCTGCGACCTGGCACGTTTCGGGGGTTCTTTCATTGGCGAAGATGCTCTCCGCGATGGACAAGGGCGCCGACGAGGCGCAGTACGCGAAGATGGTCTCGACGTTCATGAAGCAGGTTGAGGTCCAGGAGCCACACGGGAGAGAAGCGCCCGCGCGGCGCGCCATTAGTCCGTATTGGAGAAGGTAGGCCATGCCACCTCTTCTCCGGAAGTTGGCGCCAGGCCAGAAGCCAAAGATCTACCTGCCATCGAAGTGGCGCGGGATGGCCCCAGACGTTGACCCTCAGAACCTCTCCGAAAGCCAGCTTCACCTCTCGATCAATTCTCGCAATGATGGCGGCCAACCCGTCATGCGCGGCGGGCAGCGCGTCATCTGCAACCTCGGAGCGCAGATCACCGGCCTGGCAACTCACAAGATCGGAACGCACAAGTCCCTTTTTAGTGGAGGGATTGTCTACGACGAAGAGTTCTCGGGAGTTCCATTCAGGAGCACCGCTCCAAACATCATCACGCATCTTCCGATGGGGGTTTTCGGATCCGACCTGATGATGCCGGACACCACCGTATCTGTGACGCTATGCCGGTTTTCAGGAGTGAGTGCGGATCCTAGCCAGAACATCCCGCTTCAACCGATCATCGTTCCACCGGCAGTATTCACGCAGATTACGGCTCTTTACGAGAACGACGGAGTCTTGCTCGTTGCGCTTCTCGGAAGCGCTTTCTCCGGTGTCGGAACATCTGCGATCTTTTCCTACGACGGAACCACGCTGACTAAGGAGCTTGACGCGATCGACCCGTGCTATGCAATCGTTGGGTTTGATGACGTGGCGGTAGCGTACTTCCAAGTAACAGGCCAGATCCGCGTTCGTTCCGGCGGGGCATGGGGAGCACTCATTTCTCCTAGCGCTGGAACGATGGTGAATGCGGCTGAGATCCCGTTCAACTCGGTTTCATACCGCGGAATCCTCTGGATGCCCGCTGGGAACGAAGACCTATTTGGATACGACCAGTCGGGAGTCTTGACGCAGTACCCGATAGCAACCACAGGGATTGATGCGGGAGGCTTCGTTCGGGCATGCACGCTCTTGGACGGAGTTCTCTATTTCCTGTGGGACGATGGGGGAACGCCAGGAAACGTGTGGATAGGGTCCTACGATGGGACGACGTGGACTCCGAAGCTGAAGACGCTCATCACCGCTACCGCGTCAGCGGTTGGCGTTTGGATGGTTGCGTATCGAGGGCGCCTCGTGGTCAATCTCACCATCAACAATTTCACGTTTGACGTTCCCTACTACTACTTCTCTCCGACAATCGGAGCGATCTCCGGAACCTGGACATCCACATCGAGCCTTGGCGGTACTGGCCGATACGCGGTGATTTTCTGAGATGAAGATCGCAACCGCGAAGGATTCCGGCTCTGGGCTGTTCACAGTCTGGGACGACAACGGAACTACGAGCGGAATCCCGATTCCAAGCGGAGTGAACACGCTTCTCGATCAGCCCGACTTTGTCGCGTGGCGCCGCAACTCGATCAGCCGTACTTACGTCTTGGGCGGCCACACCTCCAACCTCGTTTTCACCGAGCACAAGAGACTCCTGCCGATGGGGATTCTTCCCCCATCGAACGCTTGGATCACCTCCGGTGTAATCGCCTACAACCAGGTGAAGGTCGTCCCATCGACCGGCCCAGGGCTCACGGGATCGGTACGGTTCGCACTGCGATGGTTGGACAGCCTGCACAATCGGCGCTCTCCTCTTGGTGGCGCATCCGAGGCTCAAGCATTCGTGAATCAGGGCGCCACGCTCACGGGAGTCCCGAGCGCGCCCTATCCGCTTGACCCATGCGTCGACAAGGTACAAATCTGGGTCTCCGTTGACGGAGGCCTGTTCCGACTCTGGGCGACTCGAGATATCGGCGTTTCGACGCTGGTCATCACGGGATCATCGACCGGCGAGGCCTACGACACGACCCTTCTGTTTCCGAAGGTCACGTTCGGAGACATCGCAAACGATCGCCTCTTCGCGGCAGGGAATCTTGAGCACCCGGACAGGGTCTACATCTCTGCCTTGGGAGCCCCCGAGGAATACCAAGGCCTCTACATCCCGACGCGCAATGGCGAGGGTGTCATCGGAATCAAGAACATCGGCGGGACGATCTACGTCCAGTGCCGAACGTCGTGCTACTACATCCAGGGCTTCGGAGCCACCGACATCACGATGAAGCTCCTGAAGGGCAAGATCGGTGGGTACGGCCAGAAGTCGATCATCCTCCTCGATGACGTCGCCATGATCCCGACACAGCGCGCGTGGTTCCGCTGCGATGGGACATCCATGGTCCCCGTAGGAGTCGGAGACTGGGACGACACATGGCGGAAGACGGTGTCCGATCCTGCGCGGCGTCCCTGCTACGAAAACGGGTTTGGTGTCGCCGACCTCGTGTCCGGTGTGGTCAAGTTCCTTCCCGCGGCGCCTGGAGTCGATCAGGACGACGACCCGGCGATGATCGGATTCCCGACCGGCGCTGTGAATCCGTACTGGATCATCAACATGGCCGGGATCATTCCCGATATCGGAGGCCAGGGGCAGGCCGATCTCTCCTTCGACAACGTGAACGGAGCGACCCATACCTGCGCGGCGATGCTGTTCGATCCAGACGCGACGGTTGGAGCTCTCTACACGGGGACTACCTCCGGGGACATCCTCATCGAGAACCAGGTTGGAAACGTGGACAAGGTCACCATCGCGGATGTCGAGACCGCGGTTCCGATCACCTTCACGGTCCACACGCCGCACCCAACCATCGAGCCGGCCTTCTCGGACGAGGATGCGTCACAGGTCACCGATGCCTGCGTGTACTTCCAGTGCGAAAACCTCGATGCAACGTTGGGGATCTACGCCGGGAATCAGTTTGCATGGCAGGCCGGCGCGCCATCGACTATTGCGGCCCCCGCTCCGAGTACCTTCCTTGCGCCCGAAGTCTTCTCGATTCCCGCGGGGCGGAAAGTCCCACCCGCGGCCGGAGGATTCCAGAACGCCTACGTCCCAAGGGATCGGTTTGTGGTCCAGTCCCTTCAAAAGAGCCCCGGAAGCTGCGTTTCCTTCCGCCTCTCCGTGACCCAGTCCGAAGATCGAGCCAGCGAAGCCGTTCTTGGATCTATTCACCAGCGGTCAGAGGTCGTGTTCTACGGATGGGGCTTCATCGCTCAGGCCGGTGACGAACGGCGGCCATTCGGCGTTTTCGTCGAGTAGAAAACGAGGGAAGCGGTTCCCAAACCGCGTGGTAGGTTCCTCGGCATGGCAGGCTTGGGAGGCGGAAGTTCAATCGTTCCCGGTGGCAAGACAGCCGGCCGGGTTGCCAGTGGGATTGGCGAGATTCCCGGCAGGGTGCCCGTCAAGGCCGCCCCGATCAAGGCCGCCCCAGTTCCATCAACGGCTGTGAAAGCCGCTCCATCCCCGGTCGACTATTCGGCCATCCTTCAGGCGTTTGGGCCGTCTTCCCAGACGGGGCCATCTTCTCCGGCCTCGGCGCCAGCGCCCATGGTCAACACTTCGACCCCGAATCCCACCATCACCGCGGTCAACCAGGCCCAGATCAAGGATTTTCAGGGGGACATGAACGCTGGGAATCTTTCTCGGCAGTCGGATATCGAGATCCGAGACGCAGCCGAGAACGAGCGCAAGGCGGCGCGACAGAACGCGGCCGCGCGCGGTGTCTCCTCTGGTGGTGTCGAAGACATCCAGCAGGCCGGAATCACGAGCGCGGTCCTTGCGAATCAGACCAAGGCTCGGGTCGGGCTCAAGAACGAGGGTGAGATGCGCCGCGCGGCCTTGGGTGGCCAGATCGCAGGCCAGGCCGCGGTGGACGAAAACCTTCAGAACCAGCAGCGAAACACCGGGATCAACCAGCAGTCAATGCAGTTTCAGCATGAGCAGGCCCTGCGAGACGCCGATCTTGCTCGATTCCGCACCGTTCTCGACATGTTCGGCGGCGGAAGCCTGTTTTCCTGAGAAGAGAACCCATGGCTCTCGAAATCAACACGACGCGCGGTTCTGACGGAGCAATGGCTACCCGCACCCCGGGATCGGCTGGATACGGAACCCCGTATGGAGACCTCTTCGCTGCCCTGATTCGTCAGAGGATGTCGCAGCAGGGGTCAAGATATTCCGCACCGTCAGGCCAGTTCTCTGCCGGAGGGTACAGCCAGCCCGAACGGCTGGCATACCAGCCCATGATGGGCGCAAGCGCACCACAAGGGGAAGACGTAGCCGTCGGACGTGGCTCGACTGCCGGCGGTCGCAGCAAGCCCCTTCGCTACAGTTACCAGTTCACGGCCCCCGGGAACTCTTGGGCGGGCACCGCGCCTGTCCTGCCGATGCAGACAGGCCTTCAGGGAACCGAAGGCGAGGACTTCATCCTCGAGGGTGGCGACGTGCGCGCGCTCGCGAACATGTCCCGAAGTGGCGGCGGGGGCTCCTCTCCCGCCGACGATCCTCGCATGCGCGCGCTGGTGGCGCAGCAGGAGGCCGCGCGCCGTGCGCCGGCGGCTCCGATCGCTCCCGTCAGTCGCGGCGCGCAAAGCCGAGGAGCGAGGGCCTGATGTCGACGACATTCCTTTCTCCGATCGCCCCGCGTCCCAAAGTCAGGCTGATGCCGACCTCGGAAGAGCTTGTCGGCCAGCGCTTCACGCCGTCTTTCACGCCAAGGCCTCCGGTTCGAGATACGCCTCTCCCTGGGCTTGGAACGACGGTGAAGCCTGGCCTTTTTGACGCCGAAGAAGGTGGACGCGATCGAGTCGACGACTCCCCTGCGAGCCCTGGCCTGGCCGCGCAGTTCGGTTTTCGCATGGGAACGCCCACCGCCCAGACCGACAACCAGGCGGCGCGAGAAGGCGTGCTCTCCCGCGGGTACACGAGCAGCCTTTCGGACCCCGGAGGCGACCGGCGCGCGGAACGGAACGCCGGGATCGCCATCGAGAACGCCATCGCCGGAGAGGGAGATATCCTCCAGCCGATGCAGACCCCCACGTCGCGCGAATCCGCGCTCGAGCGGGACTACCTTCAGGCGCAGGTCGCGCCGGCCGAACGCGCCGACGCGAAGCGGGCACAGGACGTTGAAGCCTCCATGGCCGTCCGGCGGCAGGCGGCGAAGCTGGCATGGGAAGAGACGTACCATATGCCCTACAGCGAAGCGGTTGCAAAGGACATCGCGGAGCAGGTTCGCAAGAACGACGAAGACGCGGGCCTGATGTCCGACTTGTCGGACATGAAGGCGGATATGGATGTCGAACTGGCCGCCGTCGATTCGGCCTATCCTTCGAACCCGATGGATCCAAACAGCCCGACGAACGTCGCGCGCCAGCGCGAGCAGGACCGGATCCGCCAGAAGTACATGCTCGACATGAACCACCTCCTGACGGTGCGGACGCGCCGGAACATCGAGATGGGCAAAAAGGGCCAGGCCCCTCCGGCGACGGAGGACGACCTGTTGAATTCCGGTGTGCGATAGATGGCCGCTCCAATCGGCCCGGTACGGCTGTACCGATCGAAGTACGGAACGCCGACCGCTCCGGTAGCGCCACGGAGCACCACTCCGGGCCAGGTCCGGTACTACAAGCCGAAGTACGCCGCCCCGCTCGCCCCGAGAATCGCGCCGCCCGTAGTCGAGCCGCCAGCGATCGAGCAGGATGCGATGGATGTCCCGATCACGGGGCAGGATCTTGGGATCTCCGCAGGCCTTGGCGCCGGCGGCGTCGTCAGTTCCGGACTCGCCCTCTTCGGCCCCGACTCGACACCCGACCGCTACGTGACGCCAGATGCCGCTCCTGTCTCTTCAGGGCGCTTCGGATCGTTCCAGGGCCCGGGCTATCGCCCGCGCGTGGTTGGAAGCCCAGGGGTCAAGACGGCGATCGACAAGGGCATGGACGCGATGCGGGAGAGCTACTCCCCCGAGTTCAAGGCCGATCTTGAGGCGCGCGCGGCCGAAACTGAGGCCAACAAGGACGCTCCGCTCCTCGATCGAGTCGGGATGTTTTTCCGACAGGCCGTCGGATCTCCGGCGCGCGCCGCAAATACGCTTGCGGAGGGTGCCGGGAACGTCGTGCCAACCATGGCGGCCGGGCGGCTTCTCGCGGGAGCCGGGAAGGCTCGAAACGTGGCCATGGGAATCAGCGGAGTCCTGGGCGGCGGCGCCATCAAGTCGAACATTTTTGAGACGACCTACGACAGCCTCATCAAGCAGGGTATCCCGCCCGAAGTCGCGCGCGCCGCGGCAGAAACGGCTCAGTCCTACACCGAAAACCCGGGCCTGATCGCCGCCGGAGCCGCCGCGGGCGTCGCGGCTGGCCGCTTCGGCGCTGACGAGGCCATGATCGGCGCCGCCGGTGGCGCGATTGACGACGTCGCGCGCGCGGCATCCAAGGGGATCCTCCGATCCGCGGCCGAGGGAGCCGGGAAGGAGATCATCACCGAGGGTCCGCAAGAAGCCTTTGAAACCAAGCTCGGGAACATCGGCGCGATCGGCGCCGGGGCCGAAATAGACCCGAACCAAGGCGTTCTTGAGTCCGGGGTCAAGGCCTCGATCATGGCGGGGCTTCCAGGCGCCGGTGGCGAGGTGGTTTCAGGAATGCGCGCGCGGCGTGCTGCCGGGGCAGTGTCCCCCGAGGACGGTGTCTCCCCCGAGGACGGTGTCCTTGAAGGAGACCCCACTGAAGGAGACCTCGCGGAAGATCCTCCGGCCGCCGCTCCGATCCGTCCGAAGCCCGCATTTGACCCGACGAGCGCTCAAATCGTGCTCGAGGCCGAGATTATGGGAGGCGACGGTCTCGCGGCGCTCAAGGCAACCGGGATGCCAGAGAAGCGCGCCAGGATCGAATTGGAGCG